AGAGTCAAACGTTGAATACGGAATCTCTAACAAGGCAACCAACGGCAAGTACTACATTGACGATGCAGTTCCATACGTAGTTTACAAAGATGCTGTACCAGCCAACAGGATTGTAGTGAAGATGCAGACCAACGTAGGCGAAATTGACCTTGGTCCATTTTCAAATTCAAGAGGCCTAGTATCAGACCCACTGTATGGTGCTGCAAACCAGACTACTCCAGTTAACTGGAAGATTCAGTATCTAGAAGATAATAGCTGGATAGATGCAATTTCTTTTAACGAGACCTCTAAGCGCATAGACGGAACCGCCGTGATCAGCCACGATGGCTACGTAGAGGTTTCTTATGGGGTTATCATTCCAGACGAGTATCGAGCTGGCTTTCACTATAATGGTCAGTACGCATCCACAATATTCCTGCCAGAAACAAATACAGACGGCCAGGCTTACCTCATAAAACAGAATGCAGATGAAGCTGGAGTATACCACGTGTGGGCAGGTGGAAGGTATAGAACCTTCATTCCAAAATTTGGCTGGTACCTACAGGACAGCACGGTAGACAGACAGACTAGCGTGGTCACAAGCTTAGCTAATGCTGCAACCCACATAGACTCTACAGATGGAAAGACAAAGTTCGACGAGTTTACATACATCTCTGGACTAAGAATAGTCGTAGAAACAATGAACAAGTCTGGCTCAGTGTTCGACTTGATCGAGCTATCTCCAAGACTGGTTGCAGACATTTCAGATCAGACCAAGAGTTTTTCGGTAAAGAAGCAGGCATCAGACCTAGGTGTAAGCGGATTGCCAGTTGGACAGCTATTGGCATCTACTGGTAGCCTAGAAATATTCGACTATAACCAGTCATTCAATGATCAGAACGTATACAATGCTACAACAAATCCCGACGGTAGCATAGTCTCAAAGTACATGAACAGAAACCTGCAGATAAAGATCTACGAGGCAATTATAGATGTTAATGGAGCAGACTACTATGTTCCACTAAAAACCATGTATGCAGAAGGCTTTCCAACTATATCTAACAAGGATCGCTCAGTGTCAATAACCCTGAGAGACCTCTACTTCTACTTTGAATCTATGATTGCACCAGAAATCCTAATACAGGATGTGTCACTATCATATGCAATAGCCTTGCTCTTTGACTCCATAGGGTTCTCTAACTACATCTATAAGCGAGTAGAGAATGAGCCAGATCCAATAATTCCATTCTTCTTCGTAGGACCTAAGCAGTCTGTAGCAGAGATACTTCAGCAGCTTGCCGTATCTACGCAGACAACCATGTTCTTTGATGAGTACAACAACTTTGTCGTCATGAGCAAAAACTACATACTTCCATCAGAAACAGATAGGCCAGTAGATCTTGTGCTTTCTGGATCTCAAGACAGCTCGTCAGTTGGTGCATTCAAGAATAAGAAAACTGGCAACGCCATCTCAAACATTATAGACATATCTTCACAGGATAACAACGTGTATAATGATGGCAAGATAGCCTACACAACAAGGTACATCCAAAAGAGCTACGGAACAATTAAGCAGGCATACTTGCTTGACAAGGAAAAGCGTTGGATATACAAGCCTGCTATGCTATGGGAAGTTTCTGGATCTGGAAACACAAAGTCTGTAAACGATGAAACTGGAAATCAGAGCAAGTACAACCTATCAGCAATACCACTTAGCTCATCGCTATCAGCTGCAGTTCCATCCGTAGTTAATGGGCAAGTCATAAACAACATAATAGATCTCGGCCAAGCCGTTTACTGGATGCCAAGATACACAGGATACTTCTATGCCAACGGAGAAATACTGAAGTTTGATGCTGTCGAATATAACGTAAGTTCCGTTGGTAACGTATGGATAACTAATCTATTAGACTACCAAAATTATTTCTCAAAGATATCGTTTAATGGTAAAATTTATCCAACTGGACGTGTAAGAATTTACGCAGAGCCAAACTACGACATCATTAATGGACTTACAATTCTGCGTGATGGCGCTGTTGCTAAGCACGGTAGAGGTCAATTTGGAACACCAGTAGTTGAACATTCAGCTGGTATAAAATCTCACTGGACAAGCAATGATAATGTGCGTGGGCTAACCATGAACGCTGACTACCTATACAATCCAGGATCAGCCTATCCATCACTAACTACAGGGATAAATGGCACCGACGCAGATAATCAGCTAGCAACCAAGACCACACGAACTGGGCTAATGAAGAACTTCCTGAGTCATTCATATGCTCAGGAATCAGACATCATAACAACAAAGACTCCAGATAGCCAGACAGTACAGTCTTCTGCACTAACTATGGAGGGGCCAACCTTCGCAGCAACCGATAGCCCAGAGAGCTTTGTTTCATACGTCTTTAAGCCGCTAGACATAGCAGAAACAGTTTCCAAGCCTACAGCCTACAAGCATTTTGGAACTAGAATGAGAGTTATCGGTAAAATTCAGAATAACGCAGACAGTCTGCAGGCTGCTTCTGGATCATCATCACTTTACACAGTTACCCCAAAGGATGCTAGCGGAAGCATTTATGTTTCTGGCGGCGGCGGCGGAATTGCGGTCATGCTAAATCCAGAAACCAACGAAGGATACTACCTTGAGATAACAGCCTTGTCAGAAAACAATATGGACAAGTACTCAGACTCTACAAAGATAAAGAATGTTACCTTCTACAAGATAATGAAGGATGCAGGATCTGGCAATAAGCCAATTCCAGTATTGCTAAAGCAGGCTGGCACCAGCACCTACTGGCCAGGAGGACTTGCCCAGATACTAGTTGACGACGGAAAGTTTACTGGACAAAGCAGGGTAGTCGCTGAAGAGAAGAATACCGTATACGACATCTCGGTAGAGTATAAGCAGGTTGGAAAGATTAGAAGATTCTACATCTACCTAAACAACAACCAGATTGCAACTCTAGACGACACAGAACCACTACCAATCTATAACAACATAGCTTTGTTTGTTAGAGGATCATCAAAGGTAATGTTTGAAAACGTATTCGCTCTGGCAAACAATTATTCAGAGAGTAGTGCAACAACCCTAGACGGAGTTGCAAGTTCCGCATTCAAGGGATCTGGTATAACGACAAATGAGTCATTTAGAAAGTATGCCATAAGTGGTATCATTCAGTCCACATACCTATCTGGAATAAGCGCCACTGGTCCATCAAAGCACACCCTCTACTACGAGGAATTTGGAACTATCATGCGTGAAGCCGCATACATGAATATAAAGTATGACAAGGCCTATCCAGCACTATATACCAAGATAGCCCCAACCTTTAACAGTATTCGTGGATACACCGTATCTGGATACTTCGGGGGACCGTATGGAGCAGAGTTCCTAATCTTTAATAATACTGATATGAGCTTGAACCTAGATGAGACTAGTGGAAACTACCTACGTATACTTGGAATAACCTTTACTCAGGCATCACAGAGTGACCTAACAGTAGACGAGTACTTCTCGAAGAAGAGCGATTTCTCTACCGAACTTATTAAAGATGATGCTACAATAATGTCGGAAGATCCATCCAAGATGAAGAAGGATTACTACGACATCAAGCTGAGCAGAATGACCTACGGCAAGAAGGAGTTCACGCTTGAGGCACCATATATACAGAGCCAGGATTCAGCAAACGACATGATGGCTTGGATTATTTCCAAGGTTATGAAGCCTAGAAAGTCTGTTGGAATAAGCATTTTTGCAAATCCAACAATCCAGCTAGGTGATATAGTAACTATAGACTACACCAAGGATGGCGTCCCTCAGATAGCCGAAGATGGCACTAGATTTGTAGTTTATAGCATCGACTATCAAAAAGAGGTAAGTGGACCATCTATGACAATTTACTTAAGCGAGGTAGTGTAGCATGCCAACAGCAGATAGTTCAGCCGCCAAGGCTTCATCTGGCTCAAAAGCTTTAAATATACCAAAGGTAGACCCTTCTACAGCCAGGTACGCAGCACTAGAGGCCGCAGCAAAATCTTCTCCTGGAGCAGCAAAGGCTATTGCCAAGGCTCAGACGGCACAAATGAAGGCTGCGCCAAATAAGCTAGCTCCGACCCAGTATGGTTCTTTTATGAATACTGCTGGGTATAATGCTGGACACTCTGCCCCAGCCTCATCATCACAAGCGCCACCACCACCTAGCACACTTACATACCAAGATATTCGAGATGCTCAGGGTACTAGTCAGCAACAGTTCGTGCAAGATACATATAATGGGGTTGCCCAGAATACAGTTTCAGCGCCAGCACCAAGAGTAGAGGCCCGTCCAGCGACACCAGCCCCAGCACCAGCTCCACCAGCACCTATAAGAGTTGCAACCCCAGAAGTAATCCTGATTAACCAGGAAACCTTGCCAGTGGATCTAATGACAAACATGATCTTTGAATCTATTGGTGGGCAAGAGTTGCTAAGCCTATCCAGACACGACCTGATATCTGGCTCATCGTTGCAGTTTCAGCCAATATCAAATCTGAGTGATATAGCTGTTCAAAACAACTCTCACAACATCATTCCGATGCCAGATTCTTCCAATGCTTACTTTAACAGTTTTCCAATTAAGTTAGACACCCACATCATAGAGTCTTATGGAGATCTGGACACCACCCACATTTACCTAGACAAGGTAAACAACCAACTAATCCTGAAGCTGACTGGTCTAAAGTCGGGGGAGCAAGTAGAGGTAGAGATCCTATCATCAATAACGACATTTAATGATACAATATACCAAAGGACTATTTTATGATAACTGACGCTGGCAAAAACATTCTTGCTAAATACCTAATTGGACAAGCTCCAGCCTACGCTTCTCACATTGCCGTTGGCTGTGGTGCAGAGCCGTTAGCTTCGGACGGCGACCTCGGAGACTACTCTGCCAAGACTACCCTAGACTTCGAGATGTTTCGTACTCCGATTATTTCTCGTGGATACATAAACGAGGGTGGCTTTCCAAAGGTAGTCTTTACTGCAGAGTTGCCAACCACAGAGCGTTACGAGATAACAGAGCTGGGGGTTTACTCTTCTGGGTCTAACCCTTCGGCATCTGCCTCAGACAGCAGACCTATCCTAGTATTTTCTTCTAGTGAACGATGGGAATACCACGGTGAGTCCACGGCGGTACCAATCCCTAACGTTACCACATACCTAGGAGGAGAAGGTGATGTGATTAACATAACTCAGTCATCACCAGTATTCTCAACCAATGCAGATAATGCAACTCTGCAGACAGAGTCAAGAATTCTAAAGTATGAATCTTGCCGATTCCTAAACAACATAATCATGATGGCTGGAAACGATGCCAACATAACTACGGAGACGATCAGTGGAGTATCTAGACTAAAGGTTAACACTGGCTCTCACCACATTCACCTAGCAAACGCTGGCATCGACCTGAGCAAAAACTCACCTAGCGACGAACTAAGATTGGCATTCTCAATTGCTAACAAGTATGGCGCAGACAATACATATCCAAGAAAAGTCAGACTTCTCCTAGAGTTCTCATCAACAGATGAGTATGGCTCTGGTAACTGGGCTAGATTTGAAGTTGATATTGCTCACGGCACTGGAGGGTATGACCTTATCAACAACAGATATGTAGTCATCACCAAGAGGCTAGAAGAGTTATACAAGAGCACATCTGGATTTGCGTGGAGCGACGTAAAGATGGTAAAAATCTATGCGTGTGTATTAGACAACACCGACACCCCTACAGGAGACTTTTATGTATCCCTAGATGCCCTTAGACTAGAGAACCTATCGTCACCAAATCCACTATACGGCCTGACTGGATATACCGTAGTTAGAAATGTTCAGGCAAAGCCAATTGTAAAATATGCAAATACGACAAGCCTTGTTGAGTTTAGATTTGCTCTAGATGTGGGAACTAATAGCGCATGGATATCATAAAACAAGTCAAGATCCCAGTCAAGAACATTCCAGCAGTTGGAATAGACAATAAGTATCTTATTAGATATAGAATAGTCTCGGACGACAAGAACCGAGTATCGCACTGGTCACCAATATACAAGGTATCAGTACCATACATTACTAAGGCTGTTACCAATATCGTGGCAAACGGTACTACTGTTACATACACCACCGCCTCACCACATGACTTCAAAGTTGGAGACATAGTAAGTATTGCAGACACAAATCCAACAGCTTACTCATACTACGGGGTTGCAGTCTCTGCAGTTTCATCTACCACACAGTTCTCTGTAGCAAAGACAGACACTGGGTCATATGTTTCTGGAGGAAGAGTAAACTCTGGAACGCAGATCCTAAAGTCATTGTCAGTTTCTGGCAAGGCAGCCACTCTGACCTGGACCCTGCCATCCACCATTGTTACAAACTCGTTCGACATATATGCCAGCTTTAAGACAACGTCTTCTCCAACGGTTTGGGGAGAATACACATATCAGTCCACTACAGCTAGCAACAACTTCTCCATGGTCGTTTCAGACGAGGTTACCGAAGTCAGGTTTATGGTATCTGCCGCTACAGACACTAAGTTGGTATCTCCAGGGGCAATCATATTTTATTCTGCGGAATCAACTATCTAATGCTATAATAGTACTACTATGTCAAAACTTCCAACACCAGATAGAGGACAGCCTCTAGACGTCTCTTACATTTACCAGGTAGTCGAGGCCGTAAACGATATTGCAGCACAAACAAGTTCTGCAACATATAAGTACGCATCCATCGACACATCTAACGGAGTACAAAACTCCCTGATCACCGAGACAAAGATGGTAGCTGGTGAAGCTGTTATCTATCAGACTCCTACCACAGTTACTGTAGACGCTGTCCAGACATTCTCATATACCTTTAAGGGTGAGTTTAAGTATGCACCTATCGTTACTGCTACGCCAGTCTTGCTAGAGGGAACATCATCTGGCCAGCAAGTGTCTGTCATTATTCAGAGCGTTACTCCATCTAGAGTAGACGGTACTGTACGATTTAATACAGCTGGATCTGTTGCCGTAAAGGTACACATGATCGCTATTGGCGTTCCTGTTTAGTAGGCTGTCATGGCAGATCTTCCGAGACGCTTAAACACCGAAGACTATAACTCATCCAAGGTAATTCCTGGAAATAAAAAGGTATGGTTCCTGAATGGTGACCTGGTAAGAATCCATCACCTCAACAAGTCAAACGGCATCATGTCTGTCTACAATATCATTCAAGACAGAATAGAGAGCTGCCTAATAGCTGACTTTAAAAAGAATCGTGAACGAGCATACACAGTAGGCGAAACAGCACAGCTAGTTAACCGCCACAAAAAGTACATGCCATCCCTGATGAAACGTGGAGTTATTCCATTTCCAACAGGTTCTCAAAAAGGTGGGGAGACTGGATGGCAAGTAAGAAGTTATTACTCGGAGTCGCAAGTTTATGAAATTCGTGATATACTAGCTTCCTATCACATAGGCACACCACGCAAAGACAAGCTCATAACAAATAATATAACTCCTACGAGACAAGAGTTGACAAGGAGACTTGGAGATGGTATGCTTACATATACAAGAACAGAAGACGGTAGATTTATACCGACTTGGCAAGAATCAATTTAAGAAGAAGGTATGGGTATGGACCAGACAAAGATTAATGTAATGCTAGGCTACACGCTCAATATGGGCAACTTCCAATCACTGCGCATTGACGTAGGCATTGAAGATCACAAGCGTGATGGTGAGAACACTAACGATGCTTTCGAGCGAGTATACTCTTTCGTCGAGCAGAAGCTCACAGAGAAGATTAACGAGAACCAGGAAAAGTAATGGCTGAACGCAAAGACCGAATGGCTTTGCTCAGTCGCTATAGCAAACTACATACTGCTAAGTATGAGGAAAAGCCGCTTTTAAATTTAAACGTAGAACAGTGGGCAGCAGATGCCCTAATCGAGTCGTATGGTATGCCATACTGTTACGACCTGCTAGAATATTACTTCGAAGCAGCACAAAGCCCAGCATGGAAATACTTTGCCAACTATGCTGACAAAATCATTGACGGCAGAACAGATTATAAACGAGACTTAGAGGAGAGAGCAGAGCGTCGAAAGATGGCTCAGCAGTGGCTAAATGAATAATACAGAGTCAAAACTAATTTCAGCGGTACTACAGGATAAGCAGATTCACGTTTTGCTTCAGGCTAACGTCGAGCAGCTCCTGCGTACCCACAATGACATCTGGACCTTTATCCGCAACTACTCTGAGAATAACGGATCTACTCCTCCAGTAAACCTGGTAGTAGACAAGTTCCGTGACTTCCAGCCAGTGGATGGTGTTGGTGCAACAAAGCATCACCTAGAAGAGCTTCAGGTCGAGTACATGAATGATAGTCTTAAGGACATTATTCGTGTTGCCGCATCAGAGGTTCAGGCAGGCGAGGGAGTGAAGGCTCTAGAGGAGCTAATCCAAAAGACTTCTGCACTTAAGAAGAACACCTCCACCATCCGAGACATCGATGCCACCGACCTCGAAGATGCTGTAGCATATTACGAAAACGTTCAGCGTCAAAAGGAGCTAGGCTCTCTGGGCATTAAGACTGGTCTTGGAGGCTTCGACAACTACCTACCTGCTGGTATTATGCCAGGACAGCTAGGCGTATTCCTAGCATATCCAGGTATTGGTAAGTCATGGATGGCCCTATACTTTGCGGTACAGGCATGGAAGCAGGGAAAGTCACCACTAGTAATCTCTCTCGAAATGAGTGAGACAGAGGTTCGTAACCGTGTATTCACCATCATGGGTGAAGGTCTATGGTCACACCGTAAGCTTAGCGATGGACAGATTGACATCGATGACCTAAAGCGTTGGCACAAGAAGGACCTTGCTGGAAAGCCAGAGTTCCACATTATCTCTAATGACTCTGGTGGAGAGGTTACCCCATCGG